CCACGCTTAGATAGTTCACCATCTTTCTTTATATAAGGTGTAACTAATTTATCGTCAACCCACTTAGGCGTAAAAGTATTATGCACCTCATCTTCTATTGCTTGTTTCTTTTCTCTAAGTTCAGCAAGTAAAATTAAAGCGTGTTGAGTATCAAACTTAAAACCATTTGTTTCTTGTTGTTTAACTATGTCTGCTACACGAGTCTCAATCTCTACACAATCTTTACCAAACCCTTTACTTTCTTTTCTTAGTTCTTTTAATACTACTGCATTTAATTCTACATCTCTTACACAATAGGTCATCATGTCTTCTGAGTAGTTAAGGTAGTCAGAGAAATCTATTTTGTGATAGCCAAGTTTATATCCCCACTTCTCTAAGCTGTGTCCTCCATCTCTATTAGGATTAAACAACCTAGAAAAAACAAGAGTATCTATCACCGGTATATTAGATAAGTCAACATCACTAAACTTATGTACCATAGGTATATCAAACCCAATGATGTTATGTCCTATCAAAGTATCTGCTGTTGTTAGAAACTCATAACCTTCTTGTAGTTTATCAGGTGGGAACTTATGTATCTCGCCTGTGTCTACATCTTGTGCAACGATACAATGTATCTTTGTTGCGTTAAGGTCATCTGTTTCTATATCAAATACTAACTGCACTAAAAAGCCTCATCTAAACTACCATCAAATTCAATATCATTATCAGAAAGTTCAGAGAGTCTTCCGGTTTCAGCATCATATATAACTCTACATGCCATGCCTACATCACCTGTGTATCTTGATTTAAGTATACGAAGTTTGGTTGTTCTAGCTTCGTCTTCATCATCTGATTGTTGATTTCTTTCCAATGCTATAACACAATCAGATAGTTGTCCAATACTATTTGAACCACGAAGATGAGATAAAGAAACCTCTATACCATTCTCGTGTCCTTTGTTACCGTCAACTCTACGCAAGTGTGAAACTAAAATGATACCTGCACCTGTCTCTTCTACCAAACTTCTAAGCCTAGTCATAATAGAATCAATGGCTCGTCTCTCATCTCCTTCATGCACAGCACTAACTAACATATGTAAATGGTCTACTACCACCCACTTGCAGTCGCACCCTATAATCATAAATCTAAGTTTAGTAAAGATATCATCAATGTCATTCGTTCCAAAGTGTGAATGCACCCATACTCTATTACGATTGTCTCCGTCATAGAGTATATCAAACATCTTATCAAGTTCTTCTTTAGAAAACTTGTCGCGTTCTTGGTCAACATATAGTCTAGCGTTAGCTTCAATAGATAAGATACCATCAATGGTTCGTCTCCAATCTTCTTCTAAAGCTATAATACCTACGTTATCGTTGGTACTTTTAATAAGATGATGTTCAAGTTCTCTAGTTACACTAGACTTTCCAAGCCCTGTACCACCTGTAAGTGTTACAAGTTCTCCTTGTCTAAGTCCATATAGCTTCTTGTTTAATCCTTCATAAGGATAAGGGACACTCTCTTTTCTTTCTCTGTTGTGGAACTTCTCTCGTTGTTCTGAAACATTTATAACACCAGAAGGTGTATAAACTTTTGATGCCCACCAAGCTTCAACAAATTCTTTATGTCTGTTGGAACGGAGCATATCGTTGGGGTCTTTGTAGCCGTGTGGTAGTGTAAGTATCTTAGCTTTACTAGGTTTAAATAACCTAGCAACTTTAATAGATGCTTCCTTACCTGCTTTGTCATTATCAAATGCAATGATTACATTTTCAAACTCTTCAAAGAACTCAAGGCTTTCTTTTATATCACGAACTGCACCTTGTGCACCACGCTTTATGGACACTACTGCCCACTTAGAACCCAAGAGTTCATAAGCAGACATAGCATCACATTCCCCTTCTACAATGGTAACATACTTACCACCTTTGAATAACTGTTGACCAAACAAACCTGTATCGTTGTAAGTTCCAGAGACAAAGAAGTCTTTAGCTTTTACATTACGATATTTAGTAGCTGATAACTCATGCCCATTATAATATGGGTACAAATGCTTGACTACATTTCCTTGTAGGTCATGTACGCATTTAACTCCATACTTAGTAGCAGTTGCTCTGGATATTTTCCTATCTGTAAGAGCAGAAAATTGTCCTTCATCTACCATATCAGGTTTCTTGGTCGGTGTTGTCGTTGCTGTTTGCATATCCTTTCCTCCACATGCATCGGTATAACTTGGCATGAACTCACCACAACTGAAACACTTTGCTGAATCATCTTCGTTGATTCCAACAGCATCACTACTGTTACAAAGTGGACAAGGTTGATGTAGTTTATCCCACGTCTTATCCATGTTAGCCCTCATTTATGCTATTAGGATTCGTCTGTTGAATCTTCTTCAGCTACTTCTTCTGTATCTCCTTCAGGCTCATCGCCTTCTGGTGTTTCTACTACAGCTTCTTCAGCATTTTGTAGTAGTTGTTCAAGATTGTTTTGATGTGTTCCAGAAGCAAAGTTAAGTGCTTCAACAAGAACATTCAAAGTACCTATCTTACTGATAGACATGTTAGCATTAGCTCTTGCGTTCTCATCTTCAATCTTAGTAGTATCATACACTACCTGTCCATCATCTTTTGTAATAGTAATTATCATATTAAAATTCCTCGTTATCTTCGGTACTAGCCTCAGAGTATTCAATTAAATCAGTTACCTTTACTGCTATTAACTCAGCAAATGTACCATACTTTCCTGTGTAAGGTTTAATCTTCACAGTAATACCAGAACCATTACCTACACTAGCGTCTAAATCGTTGCCGTCTCCGTCAACTAACTTAGGTGCTACATTAGTAGTTCCGTCATGCTTCTCTACTTTCCTAGAGAAAGAGAACGCTGGTTCATCATACTTAGGTTGTCCATCTCTGGTTCTAACCTGTGATAATCCCAGACCCTCTAGCCTAGAAGCAGTATCTACATCAGTCAACACCACTATTCCATACTTATGTGGTTCAAACTTAGTGTTTGGTGTGCTGACATTAGCCCACATAGCTTTTCCTTCTACATACTCATACATATTGGTTTCCTCCATAGGTTGTATTAAGTTAAAAGATTATATCACGCCTACTTTTTAGACGCAACTCTTTTCTCTCTGCGTCTTGCGTTGTTCCTATCCCTTGTAAATTGGATAGAGGATTGCAAGTCTTCCCA